TAGGGAGAGGCTTATGAAAAATTTGGCCAAATCCTACATAAGCCTGCGCCTAACAGTCTAACAGCCTAAAAGCCTAACAGTCTCTTGGCGAAAAAACGGACGGATTTAGACGCGATGGCCCTGGCGTACACATGCGTTTGTCTGGACTCACCACCCGTCGCTCGTTACTTTTGTTGATTTCTTCCTGTACAATACCCCCCATGGCCACGCTCGCTCTGGACACGCCGATTCAGTTTGTCAGGAACGTCGGCCCGGTCCGCGCGCGGCAGTTGGAGGCCTTGGGCATTCGCACGCTGGAGGAGTTGTTGACGTACTTTCCGCGGCGGTTCGATTTGCGGAGGCAGTGTCAGCCGATCCGGTCCATTCGCGGCGACGAGGAGGCCGTCACCGTCGCCGGCGAAGTGCGGTACGTCAACGAGAATCTCGGGCGCAAGCCCTGGTTCGAGGCCGTCCTCGTCGACGACAGCGGCCTGCCCATCACCGCCAAGTGGTTCCACGGCGGCTATCTTCGCGGCAAGATCCGTCCCGGCCTGACGCTGGCGGCCAGTGGGAAAGTCAGCGTCTTCCGCGAAACGCTCCAACTCGTCAACCCGCGATTCCAGATCATCTACGATCCGCAAAACACCAACCTCGCCCAGGACGAACTCCTGCCCGTATACCCCGCCGGCGAGGGGCTTACCAGCAACATCATCGCGGCCGTCATCCAGAAAGTCCTGCCGCAGACACGGGGCCTGATCGGCGACGCGCTTACGGGCGACTTTCTCGCCGCCCGCGGCCTGATGCCGCGAGAGCAGGCCATCCACGCCATGCACCGCCCGGACGACCGTCCGCAATGGCATGCCGCCCGCACACGCCTGGCCTACGACGAATGCCTGCTGATGCAACTGGGCCTGGCGATCATGCGCCAACGCGCGGTCAGCCGACCCGCGCACCCCCTGCCGATCACCGACGAAATCGACCAGCGAATCCGCGCCCGGTTCCCCTTCCCGCTCACCGACGCCCAAAACGCCGCCGTCGCCGAGATCGTCCGCGACCTCGGACGCGGCACGCCCATGAACCGGCTACTCCAGGGCGACGTCGGGGCCGGCAAAACCGTCGTCGCGCTCTACGCGGCCCTGCTGGCGGTGGCCAATCGCAAGCAAGCCGTCATCATGGCGCCGACGGAAATCCTCGCCGTGCAGCATTATCGCCGCATTTCGCAGTATCTCGAAGGGTCGCGCGTGCACAGCGGGCTGCTCGTGGGCGGGCAGAAAGAGATTGACCGCCTGCGCGTTCTCGACGGCCTGGCGTGCGGCTCGACGAACCTCGTCGTCGGCACGCACGCGCTGCTCGGGCAGGATGTGCGGTTCGACCAACTGGGCCTGGTGGTCATCGACGAGCAGCACAAATTCGGCGTCGAGCAGCGGACGGGAATTCGCGGCAAGGGATTCGCGCCGCATTATCTCGTGATGACGGCCACGCCGATCCCGCGCACGCTCGCGATGACGCTGTTCGGCGACCTGGATGTGTCGACCATCGACGCCCTGCCGCCAGGCCGCGGAAAAACCACCACGCGCGTCGTCGCGCAGGAGGAGATGCCTCGCGTGTTGCAGGCCGTCGAAAAGCGTCTCCAGGCCGGGCAGCACGCGTACTTTATTTACCCGCTCGTGAACGCGGCCCCGCAGGCGGAGTTGACCGCCGCACAGGATGCCTTCGCGGAGTTGTCGCGAGGCCCGCTGGCTGCGCACGGCGTGGCGATGATTCACGGGCAGATGCCCGCCGCCCAGAAGGACGCCGCCATGCGAGACTTCGCCGCCGGACGGGCCAAAGTCCTCGTCGCCAGCGTCGTCGTCGAAGTCGGCGTCGACGTGCCACAAGCCAACGTCATGGTCGTCATGCACGCCGAGCGGTTCGGCCTGGCGCAGCTCCACCAGCTCCGAGGCCGCATCGGACGATCCACCGACAACGCCTACTGTTACCTCGTCGCCTCGCCGAACAACCCGCTCGCACGCCAGCGCCTCGCCGTGCTGGAGGAGACCACCGACGGTTTCAAAATCGCCGAGAAAGATCTGGCGCTGCGAGGTCCCGGCGAGATGTTCGGCACCCGCCAGCACGGCCTGCCGGAACTGAAACTCGTCGACCTCGCCGAAGATCTCGACCTCCTCCGCGCCGCCAGAAAAGACGCCTTCGAAATGGTCGCCGACGACCCAGGACTCAACAACCCCGAACACCAACAACTCCGCCGCGAACTCCAAACCCTCTACGCCGGCAAACTGGGATTCCTGGCCGGTGCGTGAGCGGAATATGGGGCAAACGCATGTGACGTGACGCAGGGCAAATGCATGTAGATTCTCTTTTTACGGGGATCATGTTCAGGCGTAACTGGCCGCAGGCCCTGCCATTTTGCGTCGTAGATCGTTGTGACAGGCGAAGCGTTCTGTCGCCCACAGCGACCTACGACGCAAAATGGCAGGGCCTGCGGCCAGTTACGCCGAATACAACAGTTACGCGCAAACCGGAAAACGCACACGCATTCGTCTACAGCGGGCGAAGGGACTCGAACCCTCAACAATCTGCTTGGAAGGCCATTTCCAGGCTATGTCCAAACGCCCATAAAAACACGTTTTACGCAATAACTCCAACAAACACGTCACTTTTGCGACTCCACGCATCTCCGTAAATGTCCGCAGAAATCTGCATTTTTGTGGCATTGCTACCGGGGCGGTTACCGGTTTGAGGACAAAATGTCCGTCCATTTCAGCACCATCCTGATGGCCCACGACCGCTTGCGGATCGTTCCCATCGTGACGCCCCACGCCTTCTCGAAGTCAGCATTTAACATGCCTCTCACGCCGCAGGGGGATATTATGCCGTCGTTATCCACCGCGTAGACGAGCCCGCCCATCCATCCGTTCAAATTTCCGTTGAGTTCCGGATTGTCCTTCAGAAACTTGAACAGGGCGCCCATGCAGGAGGCCTGTAGGTTGGGGTTCGGGTACTGCGTAAAGTAGGCGTCGAGCGCGTCACGGCATTTGTCGATCAATGGCTTGGCTTCGCTGGTCATTTTATCTCCGCATCAGTCTACGACACCGGCCGCGTTCGGCTGATGCCTGGCTTCGTCGGTTTCGGAACGTCCAGAGCCGCGCCGGGAATGCCGCGGAAGTGCGGCCCTACCACTGTGCCATCGCGGCGGATGTAACTCTTGACGAACGTGGCTCCAGGTGTCTTTGGCGTCGGATGGATGGAGGTGGATTTCTTCGGGCCCCGCGCTTCAGCCTGGCCGGCGGTGGCCAGCAAGATCACGATAATCACCAAGACGACAATAGCCAGAACTTGCGTTCCGCAACCTCTGTTTCTTGCAACATCTCGACGTGTTTCGTTGTCCAAATGTGTTGCTGCTGGAACAAGGCCATATTTTGAAAACTGTTTCCCAATTACCACTCCAAACATTTCTGCTTCTCCTTGAGATACGCCGAAATGTTGATGAAATTTTCCAGAATCGTACACCGAACAAAATTCGGATCGCTCTCGAGGATTGCCAAAATACATTGCCGACAGAAAGATGATGCCTGCCATTATGCGCTTATAGTCATCCGAATCAGAGCCTTCCATGCCTTCCCATGCGCCGCTTAAAAAAAGCCACGATAGAACCCCCGAACTCCTATTGAAAAGATCATCATTGGGATGCTTCTCAAAATACAAACGAAGAATTTCAAGACACTCTTTCTCCGCATTTTGATCAGACGACATGCCAATGACTTCATTTTCTGGATAAGCTACTCTATGTCCGCATGATTTGCATGCACGAGCTGATTGAGTCGTAGATAGTTTTGAGAAAAACAGCATGAAACATCTTGGGCACATCAAAATAATGTCATCGCCGGCCATGGTCATCCTCAAAATTTCCTATCGCAACACCATAACACTTCCCAAAATTTTATTGACAGATACCCAATCAATCGCCTAACATCCGTACTCGCTGGCGCAAGGCCGCGATGTCCGTGGCGTACCCGACCAGCCAAAAAAGCGAGGACAACATGGCTCGTACGTCCAGCTGCTCGCAATATGCCGATGACATGGCGTTCATTTTGAGCCTTTCGCCTGCTGATCTACATCAACTCGTTCAGCTTGCCTTAAAAAAGAGGACTCCACAGCATAAAATTTCTCCGCAGCGGATAAAAGCAACGCTCGGTACTCCGGAGAAAGCTGATCGTAAATCTCGTTGATTCGAGCCTTATTGGTGTCAGCGTCCATTGTCGGATCAGGATACTCGATTGAACGCCATGGCTCTCGCATCGACTTTGTGTCAATCCCAAATACTTTCGCGATGCACTCAAGGTCTTTTCGCCTTGGGCGATGCATTTCCTTTTCCCATCTGTGCACCGTCTGAGGATCGCACCCAATTTCCTCAGCGAGTTCTTTCTGGGTCATTCCGCGTTTTTCACGCAAATGCTGTATAAGTCTTCCAATCGTCTTCACGGCGATACGGTACTCCTTCAAAAAAAGTTTGCAATTTTTTTCTTTCACAAGTCATGCACTAATAACGATTTGCCTGTATACGCCTACAGTATTGACTATTTTCGTGTTGACTTCATGCCTATGTATGCCTATTTTTCCCATCATGCAACGCGACTCGACCAAAATCCGATGCAGTGACAATCAACCGGCGCATGATCTCTTGGTCGAGTCGCATGCGCCGGTCGCCGTGCGCGGCTGTGTACTTCCACTCCTTTGCGCAGTCGCCACGGCACCTTTTTCCTTCTCTCCCGCCGTAACTCCGCGGCTGGCTTCCCCGCCGTGGCGACGAAACTCCAAAACGCCAGACCGTCGCCACGGCAACTTTTCCAAATGTCCGCAATATGCGAGTTATCGCCTACAGGGGTTTTCCCTATGACCACTGCCACGAAGAAATCCACCGAGCCAAAGCTGCTGACGGCCTTGCAAGCCCGTGAACGCCTGGGCATGTCGAATGGCGAATTCTACCGGCTGTTGCCAAGGCTGATCGCGTCGGGAATGAGAAAGGTGATTCTCCCGTCGCGTGCCAAAGGACAGGTCTACGTCAAGTTCGAGACCGCGAGCATCGACCGCATGATTCAACGTGCTGCTGAAACAGAAACCCCGCTGTGTTGAAGGAGATCGCCATGAAATCTGAATTGCCACCCAAAGTTCGCGGCATGAACGCCATGTTGGCCGACGTCATGAGTCGCTTCGAGCTTCAACCCGTACAGGCGAAACCGTCATGTCCATCCGCCCCGCAAGGGCCGTGGCCGAAATGGAATCCCGGCGACAATGACGAAATCTCTCGGCTGTTCCTCGATGACCTTGTGGATCAGGTTGAGATTCGCCATTGCCATGAAATTGATGAAGAATACGTGGCAACGGGGCGCGTTGAAGTTGACCTGGACTACATGCACGGGTTTGCGTTGCCGGCCATCGTGGACGCGGAGTTGCGGTCGCATGAGAAACACATCGTAGACAACGGTGACGGCCCGTACCACCGTGAGTATCAGGAATTTCATATCCGATTCAGCTTGTCTGCAATCAAACCTGGCCCTAATGGCACCTTGGCGGTGTATGAGGTCGAGGAATTGTAAACCCCGAAAGGAAACCCATGCAGATCAACATGACGAAACAGGTTCCGGTTCAGGCGAAAACGCTTGCGCTGTATATAAAGGTTCGCGATGAGTTTTGCGCGACACTGAAAGATCAAGACGGCGTATCGCTGAAAGAATACGAGGGATACGTTCCGAAATTCATGCCCGGCGACAGTGGCCAAGGAGATCACGGCGGCGACTACCTGATCTTGGACATCGACATTGACACCGGCCAGATTTTGAATTGGAAACGACCGACTGCGGAGCAACTCGAACAGTTCATCAGCGGCAACGACGACGAGTAACACGAAGAAACATGCGGCGGTGGCCACGACAGAGCGTGGCGAGGAAAACAGGGTGAAAAAGGAACATGGCCTCTTGGACGGCTCCCTGTAGCCGAAGGTCCGCGAGTCGGGGTCGAACCCGACCGCCGCAATAAACAGCCTGGCTTCATTGCAGCGTGCAAGGAAATTGCCACGGCAACAGGCAAAGGGTTGGGCTCGGCGGAACAAGAATCATAGCGCGCTGATTCAAGCCGTCGCTGCCCGGCGAAAGGAGAAACCTCATGACCATACAAGTTGTATGCGATTTTGAAGAATGCTGTCTTTGTGAATATACGCCCGAGAAAGGCCCCATTGAAACGGGCGACATTACCCCGGTGTCGCTGCCGCCCGGATGGTTCGCGAATCACGGGAACCATTACTGCGAAAAGCACCATGATGCTGTCAAGATTTACAAAAATGCGGACCGTGAAAAACAGAAAACAAAAAGACAGAAGATTGTCGAAGTCAGCCTGTTCATTCTGTTGTTCTTTTTGGCGCAGGCCCTGTTCTTCTATGTGTGCGTTCTTGGGATTCGCAGCTTCTTCAACGAGTAACTAACGGCCTAACGGCCACACAAAACAACCGAAAGGGAATTCGAAATGTCTACCGCAACAACGCCTGAAATAGAACATGCCAACGAGCCCCGTGATGGGGAAACCTTGGCCGATTACGTCAACAGAGTTCGGCCAAAAAATGCACCCGTCATAAAGGGACTGCCAGTATGGAGTGACAGACATAACGGATGGAATTGGATGAAGAACGATTGGAATGTCACGTTGTGCGACATGAACAACAGTGATTTCTGTCTTAGTTGGCAACAAGGGTTTGAACCGGACTACTGGTACGACCTCTACTTGTTCGGCGAACGAATGGTTTCAACTCATGATGATCCCTGGGAGTTCGCCACGGATGAACAACGCAAAGCGACAAGGCGCAGAAAAGTGGCGATGGCTGTTCCGGAGTAACCCACAAAAGAAACCACATAAAGGAAAATGACATGAACCGATCATTGTTGAACATCACTGACGATCTTTTGGCCCTGGACGATCTTCTGAGCGAGGCCGGCGGTGACATTACGGGCGTCGAGGCCACCGTGGACGCCTGGCTGGCCGAGTTGAAAGCCGATCTCAAGGGCAAGGTGGACAACTACGCTGCCCTGATCTGCTCGATGGAATTGCGTGCCGGCGTCCGTAAGGACGAGGCCGACCGTCTCGCTCAGCGTGCGAAGATCGACGCCAACAACGCCAAGTTCCTCCGCGAGCGGCTGAAACTGACCCTCGAACGCCTGGGCGTCACGAAGCTGGAAACGTTCCGTTACCGCATTGGCGTTACCAAGGCCGGCGGCGTTGCGCCGCTGCTGATCCCCGACCCATCGGCTATCCCCGAAGAATACATTCACGTTCGTGAAGTTCGTGAGGTGGATAAAGAGGCCATCCGAACAGACCTGGAAGCTGGCCGCCAGGTCGCCGGGGTGGCACTCGGAACGCGGGGCACCTACCTGGCGATTCGGTAATTCACTGCAACCTATAACAGCCCTCACGGGGCAGGAGAAAAAGACAATGGCACTGTTACAAACACTCATTCGGACACAGACGCCGGCGCCGCCCAAGATGATCGTCTACGGGCAGCCGGGCGTTGGAAAAACGACGTTCGCGGCATCGGCGGGCGCCATCTTGATCGACTGCGAAAACGGCGCGGGGGCGATTCCCGATCTGTCCCGGACGCCGTACCTCAAAAGCTGGACGGAGATTCGCAACTGGCTGGTGGAACTCGCGGAGAACACGCCGAAAGACCTTCAAGTGCTCGCTGTGGACACGCTCGATTGGATGGTGACGAGGATTGTGGAATATGTGATCGTGGACCTTGACCCAAAAAGCGGCGGCGACCTGCGAAACACCATCGGCTCATCGCACGGCGGGTATTTCAAAGCCCGCGACATCGTGAACAACGTCGTCTACCGTGATCTGATTCCGCTGCTGAACACCATCAACGCTAAGGGTATCGCGATTGTCCTGCTGGCCCACGCGTCCAACGAGAAGATGAAAACCCCCGAGGGGTTTGACATTCGCCTGGCGGCTCCCGACCTTCCCAACTGGATCCTGCCGACGTTCGTCGAATGGTGCGACGCCGTGTTGTACGCCACTCGCGACGGCAACAAGCGAACGCTTCGGACCGAAGGCACCAACGTCGTTATGGCCAAGAACCGCTACGGACTGCCGGCGGAAATCGAGTTTTCGTGGCCGGTGCTGATGGAGGCCATGTACAGCAACCCCACCGCGGCGAACCACGTTGTGGTGGCCAATGACACCCCGGCGGAACAACAGAAGCAACCCGCAGCGTAAGGATGACCCTATGTGGCTACATGGCTATGTGGCTGTGTGGCTGATGAACCAAACGAAAGGAAACGAACATGGCAAACCTGAATGGATTTAACGCAAACAACGTGAAACCGTCGCAATCCTTTGACCCGATTCCAGCCGGCAAGTACCTGGCCACGATCACCACTTCGGAGATGCTGCCCACCAACAACCGAAATGGCCAATTCCTCAAGCTGGAATTCGTCGTCGCGGACGGAGAATACAAGGGCCGCAAGCTGTGGTCCCGGCTGAACCTCAACAACCCAAGCGCCCAGGCGGTCGAGATTGCACAGCGGCAACTGTCGGCCATCTGCCACGCGGTCGGCGTGCTGGAGCCCCGCGACAGCGTGGACCTTCACAATCTGCCGCTGGTGGTCAAGGTCAAGATCGGAAAGAACAACAACACGGGCGAGCCTACCAACGAAATCACCGGCTATGAAGCGAAGGGTTCTACCGCCACCCCGCAGGGGTCGCAGCAGGCCCCGCCGCCGCCACCGCATCATCAGCCGGCCATGGCCGGCGCTGGCGTCCCTTCTGCCCCGTCCGCTCCGGCGACGGCCCCATGGCAGCGTCAGTAATCGTTATCGAAACAAAAACAACGAAAGGAGAAAAACATGAAAAAAATGTCACTTGACGATTTAGCCGTGAAGTACCCGTGGATTGACCGAGAGGACTGGCGCGAGCATTCGAACGGCGGCGGATGGATTCAGAAAACAGCGACCGTTGGCGAGAAGGCTTTTATCGGAGAATGCGCCGTGGTGACCGGCTCCGCCAGGGTGACCGGCTCCGCCAGGGTGGACGGCTCCGCCTGGGTGACCGGCTCCGCCTGGGTGGACGGCTCCGCCTGGGTGACCGGCTCCGCCTGGGTGACCGGCTCCGCCGTGGTGGACGGCTCCGCCTGGGTGGACGGCTCCGCCTGGGTGGACGGCTCCGCCAGGGTGGACGGCTCCGCCAGGGTGACCGGCTCCGCCAGGGTGACCGGCTCCGCCGTGGTGGACGGCTCCGCCTGGGTGGACGGCTCCGCCTGGGTGGACGGCTCCGCCAGGGTGGACGGCTCCGCCAGGGTGACCGGCTCCGCCTGGGTGGACGGCTCCGCCTGGGTGGACGGCTCCGCCAGGGTGGACGGCTCCGCCTGGGTGACCGGCTCCGCCTGGGTGATGTCGCCACTTTACATTCAGGGGTCACGATGGTCGGTCTCGATGTGTGATGCCGGTCAATTGGCCATCGGGTGCGAAGTTCACACGATTGACTGGTGGCTCGAAAACCATGCCGAGGTAAACGCCGAGCATGACGCCGCCGACGTGCTGGAGGAATACAAACTCTACATCGACATGGCTGCCGCGTGGTGGAAGATTCATGGGCCGCGCGTGCTGTCGGAAACCGAGAAGGTGAATGCCGCTGCGGATGCGGAGAAAGAGGGAAAGCAATGCCAATGACGAAAAAACAACGTGGCGAATACAAGAGGTATCTCAAATGGCTGCGTCGGTATCGCCAACTCGATCTTCTGAAGATCAATCCAGGCGGATTTGTCGGCTGGAAAGTCAGGCTGTACTGATGAGAACCGAAAAGAAACCAGAGTTCAAGTGGCAGTTTTACGCGATCCGCCGACTTGAAGACGGCGAATGGTTTGGCGGCTCAATGTCACCTGGTGGAGTTCGAGGCCCGTGGATCCCCCTGTGGTTCACGCACTACTTGCAGGCCATGCCGTGGCCTTCGAAAACCAGTGCGGAGAACTTCGCCAGGCGGCACAACTTTGGCGACTGTGAATCCGTTCCTGTGGAAGTTGCGCGTAAACGAGGAAAAGATCGTGTTATCGGATTAACGCAAGTTTCTGAGGTGACATGATGGCTGTGTATGTATGCACAATGAGGCCTGTCAATCCTGATTGGCTGTGGCAGAGAAACACGGCCTGCTATATGTTCGCGGATTCAACCGGCGAGTTGATTGCATTTGCGAAAAAGATCAAATTGAAAAGCACACGGATATTTTTCGAACCGATTGTGAACATCTTTTTAACAGAACACTTTCGCAAAAAAGCGATCAAAAACGGCGCGTTGTCTGCGTCGCCAGATGAAGCGGGAAGAATCTGTTGGAGTATTGCCGCAAAGGAATTTCGGAGATTATCGACATGAGCAATGCCAACTTTGACTCACGATGCGGGACATGCGTGTGGTTCTTTCCCGATAAATTGAAACCAAAAGTAGGGTTCTGTTTTTTTCCGATCCCGGAATTTCTGATCGAAGCATATAACAGAATAACAGATCAAGGACACAAACTTGGATTATGGGATTGTACTTCGTGCGATTGCTGGCAGGAGAAGCCAAAATGTTGATATTGGAAATTCCGTACCCGCCGTCTGTGAATCATTACTACCGTCGCGTGGGAAACAGAATGCTCATCAGTCGTGAATGGCGCGAGTACAGGGCCACGAATCACGGCTGGCTTGTTGCGGGAAGGCGTTAAACCGGCATTCAACGAACTCGATGTTGACATTGAACTATACCCGCCAGATCGCAGGCGTCGCGACATCGACAACACATTGAAGGCCCTGTTGGACTCGCTACAGCACGGTGGCGCGTACTTCAACGATTCGCAAGTGAAGCGGTTAACAATCACCATGCGAGAGCCCGTCGATGGCGGATCGGCGGTCGTGAAAATCAAAGCGATGGATATGCCAATCGTCGTTAAACGGAAGGTCGAATAGGAAACATGCCACTACTTGACGAACACGGTGAACCGGTTGGATGCACCAACTGTGAATACGACGCGGAAGTTGAATGTGCGCAATGCGGCGAGGCGTTTTGTTCTGACTGCATTGACGACGACGGGGGATGCGACAAATGTTTCTGGGATTTTCGTAATTGCAGGGAGAAATCAATACGATGACGCTCATTAACGAATTTGGCGATACGCTCATCTGCGTGGATTGTGGCGGCGAAGCCGATCTATTGTGCGACCGGTGCAGTCAACCGCTCTGTTTCGAATGCACCGGCGATTATGTGATGTGCGAAAGCTGTGAGGAACTTCAACCATGAACAGTCGCATATTACCGCAATGCCATGAATGCGGAAGAACGGCAGAAACGTACTGCTGGCAATGCAAACGTCCAAAATGTTTTGAGTGTTTGTCCGATCGGGATATTTGCGATGAATGCCTTGAAAACCAAAATGGAACTTCGACCTTACCAACGTGAAGCCGTGGACGCTGTGTACCGCCACCTTCGGGAATACGACGACAATCCCGTTGTCGTGATCCCCACAGCCGGCGGGAAAACGCCTGTTATAGCCACGATCTGTGACGACGCCGTTCGGCTCTGGGGCGGGCGGGTGCTGGTGCTCGCTCACGTCAAGGAACTGCTCGAACAGACCGTTGACAAGCTGAACATCATGGCAAAGTACATCCGTGTGGGCGTCTACTCGGCCGGCCTGAACCGGCGGGATATGACGCACCCGGTGATCGTCGCCGGGATTCAGTCGGTCCACAAGCGAGCCTGCGACCTGTGCGGCGACACGCCGTTTGACCTGGTGCTGATCGACGAGGCTCACCTGATCCCGCCAGACGGCGAGGGCATGTACCGCTCCTTCCTGGCCGACATGAAAATGATCAACCCGAACGTCCGCGTGATCGGCCTGACGGCCACGCCGTTTCGGCTGTCCAGCGGGATGATTTGCGACCCCGACCACTTCCTCAACCGCATTTGCTACGAGGTCGGCGTGCGGGAACTGATCGTCAAAGGCTACCTGTGCCCGCTGCGGTCGAAAGCCGGCGTCGTCCGCGCCGACACCAGCGGTCTGCACATCCGTGGAGGCGAATTCGTCGCCGGCGAGGTTGAAGGCCTGATGAACGAATCCGCATTGGTCAGCGCCGCCTGCCGGGAAATCGTCCAAAAGACACAGGACCGCCGCAGCGTGCTTATCTTCGCCGCTGGCGTCGATCACGGGCAGAACATCGTGGACACGCTCCAGCGGGAACACGGCATTGAATGCGGATTCGTCACGGGCGAAACGCCAAGCCACAAGCGTGACGAGTTGCTGGCCCGCTTCAAGGGACAACCCCCGGCGAAGGGATTGTGCGACGCCCCCGTTGGCCCTCTGAAATACCTGTGCAACGTGAACGTACTGACTACGGGGTTCGACAGTCCGAGCATTGACTGCGTGGCCATGCTGCGGCCCACGATGTCGCCGGGGCTGTACTACCAGATGGTGGGCCGTGGGTTCCGGCTGTGCGAGGGCAAGGCCGATTGTCTAGTGCTGGACTTCGGCAGCAACATTCTGCGGCATGGCCCGGTGGACGATCTCAAAATCAAAACGCCCGGCGCCGGCGGCGGCGATGCTCCGGCCAAGGAATGCCCGGAATGTCAGGCCGTGGTCCACGCCGCCTACGCCAACTGCCCCGATTGCGGCTACGCCTTCCCACCCCCGGAAAAGCAGCGGCATGACGCCACGGCGGCTTCCGGCGGGATCCTCAAGGGCGAGTCGACCGACACCGAGTATACCGTGTCCGACTTTGAATATAGCGTCCACGTCAAGCGGGATGCTCCCGACGACGCACCGCGAACGATGCGGGTGACGTATCGCATCGGATGGAACAAGTACGTCAGCGAGTGGGTGTGTTTTGAGCATACCGGTTTCGCCCGCGCCAAGGCCGAGGTCTGGTGGCGTGATCGCTCGGATGACCCAATCCCAGACAACGTGGACATGGCGGTTGACCTGGCCGAGGCGGGCAGCCTTGCCCCGACCCTGGGCATCACGGTTCGCCGCGTGGCTGGCGAGAAATACGACCGCGTGGTGGACTACAAACTCGGACCAAAGCCGCCCCCGGTACTCGCGGACAACATGCCCCACTTCGCGGCAGTTGATCCCGACACATTGGACGCCCAGGCCGAACCCGAATTCGTTCCGCAAATTCCCGACGACGAAATCCCGTTCTGAAAGGATAAACATGTTCGACGAAAGAAATATGCCGATGGCGGACGCATACATCCGAGCGATGGAGCGAATGAATGCCATTCGAGAACTGTTGAAAGGTGTCCAAAATTGCCTGATCCGCTATCGCGAAACTGAAGATGTTCAGACAATCATTTAGGATTTGACAGCGCTCGCATTTGACGCCAATGCGAAGTTGAGCACCCTCTACGCGAACCTATTTAAGTGACACATGACAACAATACCGGCAATGGACTGTCCAAACCTCTTCGACGCGGCAATAGCCTACCTGCAGGCGGGGCTGAGCGTGCTGCCCGCCCACCTGTCCGAGAAGCGCCCCGCCGTGGTCACTTGGAAAGAGTATCAGAATCGCCTGCCCACGGAAGAACAGCTTTACGGCTGGTTAAGCCCAAACGCGGTGGGGTTTTCAGCCCCACCACATGAGGCGGTTTGTCTGATCTGCGGCGCGGTGTCCGGCCATCTGGAGATGATCGACTTCGACGCCGAGGGCGAACTGTTCGGGGCGTGGTCGGACAAGATCGGCGACGATATGCTCAACCGACTGGTGATCGAAAAGACCAAGCGGGACGGGGTTCATGTCTTTTACCGCAGCGCCGAACCCGTCTGCGGCAACATGAAGCTGGCGTTCAAGGTCATTCACCTCGAAGAAAGTGACCTGACGTTCAGCGAGGACGGAACCCCGCAAAAAGTGGTCTACAAACGCGGCGAGTACAAACCGCGAAAGATCGATGGCCAATGGGTCATCATCCCGTGCATGATCGAGACTCGCGGCGAGGGCGGGTTGTTCCTGTGCGCCCCGTCGCCGGGCTATGAGTTGCTCCACGGCGACCCGACTACGCTGCCCGTCCTGACCGAGGCCGAGCGGGACATCCTGCTCCAGGCGGCGTGGGAACTCAGCGACACGTTTTGCGGTGAGGCATCTGGGTTTCGGGATTCGCCCCTCGCCGCCACACCGACGCCGCAACATGTCAGCCCCCACGCAGTGGGCGAATCCAGGCCCGGTGACGATTTCAACCGGCGGGGCGAACTGCGTGACGTGCTGGCGGGTGCTGGATGGGCGCTGGTGAAGCCGGGCGCAAACGAATACTGGCGGCGTCCTGGCAAGGCGTCGGGATGGTCGGCCACGTTCAACGGCGACGTGTTTTACGTGTTTTCGTCCAACGCCCCGCCGTTTGATCCGCACCGAGGCTACTCGAAATTTCAGGTGTACGCCATGCTGGAGCACGGGTGTGACTTCGCAGCGGCCGCGGCGTCGCTGCGGCGGCAGGGATACGGGGGTGAATCGTCGCAGCCGGTGTCGGGTGTGGCAAACATCTCCTCGATTGTCGCCAAGGCTCGCGGTGAAACCGTTGAGGCGGTCGCTGGCGATGACGACGATACGCCGACGTCGATGGATTACCAAGACCCCGGCCCCATCCCGGTTGAGTTGCTTCGGATTCCCGGCTTCGTGTCCGAAGTCATGGATTACGGGCTTTCGACGGCACCCTATCCAAACCCGACGCTCGCGTTTTGCGGGGCGCTGGCGTTGCAATCGCTGCTGGCCGCCCGCAAGGTTCGTGACTCTGGCGACAACCGGACCAACTTGTACATTCTGGGCCTGGCCCACTCGGCCAGCGGCAAAGATTGGCCCCGCAAGGTGAACGTGAAAATTCTGCACCAGGCTGGCATGGCCGCGTGCCTTGGCGAGCGGTTCGCCTCGGGCGAGGGTATTCAGGATGCTTTGTTCCTGAATCCGGCCATGCTCTTTCAGACCGACGAGATTGACGGGATGCTACAGTCGATCAACAAGGCCAGGGACGGCAAGCACGAGGCGATTATGTCCACGTTGCTGACCATGTACTCGTCGTCCAACAGTGTGTACCTCATGCGTCAAAAGTCCGGCAAGGACAAGCCTGGCGAAATCGACCAGCCGTGTTTGAGCATTTTCGGCACGGCCATCCCGAACCACTACTACGAGGCACTGAGCGAGCGAATGCTGACCAACGGGTTCTTTGCCCGCATGATTATCCTGGATTCCGGGAGCCGTGGAAGCGGGCAGGAACCTAGAATTCTGGACATTCCTTCCAGGATTCTGGAGACGTCCAAGTGGTGGTCGAACTATTTTCCCGAACAAAAGAAAGGAAATCTCATCAACATGCACCCGGATCCGACGATCATCGAGCACACCTACGACGCCAGTACGTTCCTTGCCGATGTACGAAAACGGGTGGACGAAAAATACTCCGAGTTCGAGGCCAAAAGCGACCCGGTAGGCACGACCGTCTGGGGACGGGCCAGCGAGAACGTTCGCAAGCTGGCCCTGCTGTACGCCGTCAGCGAGAATAACAAATTACCAAAAATTCATAGAAAATCCGTCGAGTGGGCCTGCGAACTCGTCATGCACCAGATAACTAGGCAACTATTCATGGCATACCAGCACGTCGCGGACGGCGAGTTTGACGCGCTGGTGAAGCGTGCGGAACGGTACATCCGAAGTTGGCATGAGCGGAACGGGAATGATTCGCTGATGACTCGAAAGGAACTGAAGCGAAGGATGAAGGTCCGCCCGAAAGAGTTTGATGATGTCATGCTGGAAATAGAAGAACGAGGAATCGCCGTCAAGAAAAACGTACCAGGAAAGACAAGGCCGTTCAGCGGGTACCGCCTGTTGTACGCCAAAGATAATGGACAAAAGATAGATAATGGACATTCATCCACATGACCCAAAAGCGAGATAATGGGCAATAATGGACAGATAACGTACATGGCATTTTGTCCATTATCTTTTAGAGAAAACAATGAAAAATAAGGGAAATAATGATAAATAATAATAGTGTACATATTTCTCTATATCCCCCTCGCACCTGTGTTTTCGTGTATACGCGCGTATATAGAGATTTTTTGCCCACTATCTTTTTGACGTAATAATTCACCATGAAGCGACTCAGCGACAAACCAAGATCGGATTACAACGGAGTGAAAGCGGCGGCGAAGATGAGCACGGACGCCGTGGTCGTGATGTCCTACCTTCAGCCATTTCCGCACGGTTCGCCGACGAAGGATTTATCCATAGACGCGTTTGGCAACTCGGGAATGATGGCTCGTGGGCGTGTAATGAAGGCGCTCGTCGAGATACGGAATATTTTCGGACTGCGGGTGGACACACACAATATGCGTCCAGTAGGGATGCAAGACCTGTACAGCCTTCCGAACGAAACGTATGACGAGGCCAAGGAATATCTGCGGGTGAATTTAAATAAAGCGGACCGGAATGTTTTATGAGTTCCATGCGTGCCCGGTCCTGTCGCGGAAAAGTAGACCAGCGGGTGGGCCGCATCGTGTTAAGTGGGTTGTGCCCGTGGCGGTAATGCGGTAGTTCTTCTTGCATATGGATGCCGAACAGAAACCACGAAAGGACGGCCGCAAACCGCCGCCAAGGCTTCCACGCTCGCCGGTGGCGAAGCGGTCCAAGCCGGGCCCGCCGGACATTGAAGGTTGCACGGCGTATAACGCCATGAAGCCCAAGCGCCGGGCGTTCGTGCTGCGCTACTTGCGGTATTTCAACGCGTCGAGGGCGGCTCGCGAGTCGGGGTACTCGAAAAAATACGATGGCGCGATGGGCTCGCGGTTGCTGAATCTGCCCGACGTGCAGGCGGCCGTGGGCGAGGTGCTGCGCGTGCACGGGATTACCCCGGAGCGGGTCATCGCGGCCCTGTCGGAGATTGCGTTCGGGTCGGACATTGCCGATTTTACGGGGATTCTATCCGGACAGAAACCGAACGACGCACGCAACGAAGGCGCGAACACGACGTTGATTAACAAGCTGAGCGTGTCGCGCCGAGTGATCGGGCGCGGGGATGACGCATACGACGTCGAGGATGTTCGCCTGGAACTGTACCCGCGGACGATGGCCTTAGCGCAGCTCGCAAAGATTCTCGGCATGGTGACCGAGAAACGCGAGATTTCCGGGAATCTGGCCGCGGACGTGTCGCTGTTGGAGATGACCAGCGACGAATTGCAGCGGCTAGCGGTGGCGGTTGATGGGCCTGTTGCCCCCTGCGGGGTGGCTGTAGATGACACGCCGGCGGTTGAGGGGGTGGAGTGATGGTGGTTGTTCCGCCCAATCTGGCCTGCCTGACGCCGCGGACGGTGCAATTGCGACTGCGGGCACGGTGGGAGATTGCTCGGAGGCACCCGTATCACTGGTTCAAGTTGTTCGTGTGGACCAATAAGCCCGTGGCCGACGCGATGGGGATTGCCCGGAGAAACGAGGTAGCGCCGTTCCCTATCGATCGGACGCACTTGCACCATTTGACCGAGTTGTGGCTGCACAATCAACGGCTGCTGGTGGTCAAATATCGGCAGGCGCTCGTTACCTGGTGGATGGCGGGTATTGTCGCGTGGGATCCGCTGTTTCACACCAATCGGCTCATCATGGCCCAGGCACGAACCGAGGCCGACGTAATCGGCGACCGCGAAACCGGCGACGGGTTGCTCGGGCGGGCCAAGTTCATCCTCGACCACGTGCCCGGGGCTGCGTTCCTTGGCTGCAAGGTCGGGCGTGATATCGACATCAAAGAGGGCGTCGTGACGTTCGCCCGGACACGATCGACCATTCAGGCCATTGCCCAGGGCGGGGACAAGATCAGGCAGCGCACGCCATCTGGCATGGCGTCCGACGAGTGTGCGTTTCAGCCAGAATTCGAAGGCGCGTACATGGCCGTGCAGGCCTGTCTGCGGGCTGGCGGGTGGTTCGTTGGTGCCACGACGGCGGACAAATCGGATAAGGGTTTTACGCGAAAAGTCTACTTCGACGAGGCCGACGCATGATCCACAAGCCACATAATCACATAGGCGCAGCGTTGCGTGATGGCGTTGTAGCTCTTTCATCTACAACGATGTTCCATGATCGTCCACAGATGTGGAACGAGCGTAGGGTTAAACGTTCGCGACTATGTGGCTATGTGACTTGTGGCTCGGAGGCTGACGCATGAGGATTGACCGAGAAACCATCCTGTTCCATGGCATGACGGCGTGGCCGACGTCGCGTGATATTGTAGTAGTGGACCTGGACCCCGAAGCGGACCCGATCGGGCTTCCTCCGGCGGTAATCGACCAGGAAAAGCGGCGGCTTGGCAGCGTGCTGAACGATGATGGAACCTGGAGGCTGTCGTGGAAGTACCGCAAGGAATACCTTCGCGACTTCGATGCGCAAACTGGGGTGCCGGTGTTCGAGCCGGAATGGATTGATGCACAGAAACCGAACCTCCGAAACCCGCTGTACTGCATTGACCTGGACGAGTCGGGTCGGCTGGTTCGCCGCGAGCGTGGGCGGGTGCGGGTGTACGCCGAACCATCATCGCAGCCGGGTTCTGAGCAACAATTGCCGGCCGGGGCGGTGCGGGTAACGCGGGCGGTCGGGATTGGGTGTGACGTCGGGCTGGGCACTGGTTCGTCGGATACAACGTTCGTCGGGATGTTCGTTGATAATCGTGAACAGTGTGTGGAGTTCAACAGCAACCGCATCACGCCGAACGATTTTGGGCGGCTGGTGGTGGCCGTCGCCATCTACTTCAATAATGCCCTGGTGTGCTGCGTCCGAAAAATGCACGGCCTGACGGTCATTCGGACCATGCGGGATGAGCTGAACTATGCGTATCTTTGGCATTCCCGCATCGAGTCTGGCATGGTGACGCGCCCGACCGATCAACTCGGATGGGGCGGCGGTGAGATGACCGATGAGCGGTTGGTGGATCCGCTTCGGGACGCGCTGGACAAGCGGAACATGATCATCCGTTCGACCCTGCTTGCCCGGCAGTTGAGTGAATACATTTTCGATGATCAGGGCCGCATTATTCACCAGAGCCTTGCCCATGAATCGGAGGCCGTACGTGAGCAGCACGGCGACGTGGTGGCCGGCGGTGCTCTGTCGCTCAAGGCCTGTTGTGACTTACCGAAGTTCCGGGCCGTCCACCAGCGGGAGTTGACGCCGATGCAGAAGGCTTTACAGGCTGAAGCAAACAAGAAGAAATCCGTTTGGAGTTAATCATGCAGGAACAAAAAGTAGATGCGCTGGGACATAACAGCGCAGGAACATTGTCAGATGATCAGCAGTCTCTTTGGAAGAAGCGGCTGCTACGCTCGAAACAGCATCATGGCCGATACTGGGACGTCGCCCAGCGGATTCGGAACGAATACTTGGGAAAGCATGACGCGCAGTCGGACATGCCCTCCGAAGCCGGCAAACCGCTGAACCTGATTTCGTCGTTCATTCACACGGTGCTGCCGCTGGTCAGCCCGCGCGACTCATGGCCGATGGTGGAACCAAAACTTCCAGGCGACGAGTACGTTGAAGGGGCCCGGCGACTTGAGGCCCGGCTGCGAGAAGTGTTTGACACGGTTGGCGCTCGGAAGAATTTCGCCCGCGCGATGTTTGACGCATTCTTTCTCGCCGGGTTCGTTCATGTTGGGTGGATGCCAAAAGCGTCTCAAGCCGTGGCCGGCGTTGACTCCCTTGCGGGTGGGCCTGACAAATCACAGCCTGAAGCGCGTGATCCTGGGTCCGCTGGTGACGATTCTGGTGATTCTCAATTGTCATCTGATGAGGTGCTGTTCCGCCATATCGACTATCGAGATATCCGAATTGACCCTGACGCCGCCAGTGTTGACGAGGCACGGTGGATTGGGTACGTCATGGAGCGTCCTGTGGCTGACGTGAAGGCGGATGACAAGGCGCGAAACCCCATGGGGATTTATCGCGATACGGATCAGATTCGCGACGGTGGCGATGATCGGCCTGCCGCCGTGGCAGGCACGTCTGACCAGGGAGACATGCCCGAACAGGACAAGATGGTGACACTTTACACCCTCTACCAGCCCGGGCGCCGCGAGGGCGAAGTGGAAATCATCGTCCTGGCCGGGCCGCAGTATGTGCCGATTCGCCGCGAATACCTGACGCTGGGCATTCGCGGGTTGCCGATTCGCTGTCTGACGCTGCATGACGTGGGGCGGCTGTTTCCGGCGGTCCCTGAGCAGTTCTGGCTTGACCAGTTGACGGCGATGAATGAGTTTTTGAAAGAGGCCACGGAACGGGCGCGGCAGAGCAAGGTTGTAGCCCTGGTGGCAGACACAACGGACGATCTGGCCGGGAAAATCCAGTCTGCACGCGGCGGCGATGTGATCAACACACCGGACCCGTCTCGGGCCAACACACTGACGCTCGGCGGCGTTCATCCGGCGACAATGGACTTGCTGGCGACTGCTGAGCGCATGACGGACAAGGTTTCCGGCATCGCGGATTTCCAGCGGGGCATCAGCTCCAACGTCGCCCGCACCGCCCGCGAAGTCGAGGCGATGGACACATACACCAAGGGGCGGCTCGATATGTACACCAGCCACATGAACGACTGGCTGGAGCAGCTCGTGGTGGACGGGGCGTCGATGTTGCTCCAGTTCCAATGGCAGCCGTCGCCGGTCCGTATCGAGGAAGGCGGCGGGAAGTACCGGTGGTCGGATTTCTCGAACCAAGAAGTGCCTGCCAATGTGCTCGGATATCAGTTCCAAATCGACATCAGCCAGCAACAGCGGAACAGCCCAGCGCTGAAGGAGAAGCGGGCACAAGACCGTCTGGAGATTCTGGCGAGGCCTGATATTCAGCAAGCCGCCGCGGCGGTGGGCAAGCGGCTCAACATCGTGGCGGCACTTGAAGATTTGCTGGAAGCATCCGGCACTCGCGATATTGGCCGATACGTTGAAGATTTGCCCGACCCGACACAGCAGCAACAGCAGGCGGCGGACGAAGAAAATCAGGACATGCTCTCTGGGATTCCCCGTGAGGTGAGCATGGAAGGCGACGATCATCGGATTCACGCGCGGGCCCATTTGCCCGTCGCTGATCAAAGCCCGCTGGTCGCTGAGCACCTGGCGGAACACTTCGCCTATTTGGGAGGTCAGCGTTCTGGGCAATCGCCTGGTGCTGATGCGGTTCATGCTCCGGGCGGCATTCCGTCAGCACCGCCAATCTCGGATGCTTCCGGGCCGAACATGGCGGCGGGCCCGATGGTTGGCACGCAAGCGCCATCAGCAGCCAACGAATATGCACAGGCTACGAGCCTTTTCTAGGAGTTTTTTACGAGGTCACAATGCCACTTTACACAATGACATGCGAATGCGGGGTTTCGTTTCAGAAGTTCGGGCGCATGAAGCACCCGCCAAAAAAGGCTCGATGCAAGTGCGGGCGAAATGCCACGCGAGATTTCCTGGCTGATCTTCCACATATTCAAACCGATCCGGAGGCCACGGACGCCGGCTTGAGAAATCGGATTCGGCAAACCAACGATCACAAGCGCGTGACGGACTATCACTACTCGCAATCGCTGGCGGATGTTCCTGGAACGGATACCGTCACAGGCCCGGACGGCGAGCGGTATGCGAGGTTTCGCAACAAAAAGCATCGACGTCAGGTTTTGGACAGCTTGGGCATGCACGACGCCAAATGAGATGCGGCCCACCCGCTGCCTGTTTTCATGTTGAGAGACTTGACAAGTCACGTCCACAATGCATGCGTGCCCGATTGGCAAACATGGAGACCAAGAATGAGCGATTCGGCGACTGTGAAACGTGGTTTTTTCTGCGAGAAGTGTGGTTTTGTGGACGCGGACACCATTGACCGGCGAAGCAATATCCACCTTGAACGCTGGGGCGGCTGCGGCGGACAGGTCCGTGTAATGACCATGGACACTACGCAGACAAGCGGAGTTCGAGCGAAGACGCTCGATGATTTTCGGGAAGACGCGGAGCGACAGGCGAAACGCACGGACGAATACCAGTCGGAGAATTCAAAGCTGCACAATCGACTGGAAGAAGCGAACATCAGAATCGAAGAACTTGAACGTCGCAACGCTGAACTGGAACAACTGTTGGCCGACGCGACGGTGACGAAGGAGGCGAAGAAGAAATGAGCGATCCAACCAGCGACAATACGACTGCCGTTGCGGATGCTCCGGAACCATCGGCAGCTTCGGCTGCTCCCGAAACGAGCGTGGCGTCTGCGGAACAACCGTTCGACATCGAAACCGTTATCGGTAATGCTTACGACAAGGCCGTTGATGGTGGAACGGCTTCCGAAGGAAACACGGAATCCGTCTCGGACAAACCCGTTTCGGAACCGGACAAGACGGCGCCGGAGAAACCGGACGCCCAGGCATGGACACCCGAACGAATTCAGCAGGAAGCCGTCAAGTTGCAGACGCAGGCGAACGAGCTTCGCGAATATCGTCAGCAGCTTGTGAATTCTCATCAGCGGCTTGCCGCGTGGGCCGAGCAGTTGCAGCAGCAGGCGCAGGGAGCGAGCCAAACACCGGCCGCTCCGAACCAAGCGCAGGCGACGCCGCAACAGGCCGCCGCACTGCTGACGAATTTCCAGCCGGAAACGGAAAATGAGCGCATGCTTGCCGGCGCGTTGGAATCCCTTGGTCAGCAGTATCGCCAGTTGCAGGAGCAACTTGGCGGATTCGGCGGCGGGCTGGGGCAGCTACAGCAGGAGTTCGGCTCGGTCCGGCAGCACACCCGCGCTCAGCAGGAGGCGGCGGCGGACGCGGAAATTACTTCCGCGATGTCTGCCATCGCGAAGGATTTTCCCGACTTGGTGGCTGACGAGGCCGGGAAAGATGCGCTGATGGGCGATGCCGCGATGCTGATGAAGGCGCAGCAGCAGCGAATGACGACGGACTCATCCGTGGCACCGCTGAGCCTGACGCAGGCCATTAGCGCGGCGGCGCGTCTGCGAGGGTATGACGGTGCGGAGAAACGCGCCATGGACAAGATTCAGGCGTCGGCGAAGCGGGCGGCGTCCGCCCGCGTCGATGTGCCGGCGCAGCGCCGGGATGCAGCCAGCCTGGCGGACACAAACTTTGAAGAATACCTTGGGCGGGAATACGACAAAGTAACCGCGCAAGGATGAGGTGAACTATGCCCCCTGAACGAACAAATGAAATGATGGACTTGTTTTTGACGACGATGCCGCAGTATCCCAAAAACGAGTACCGAAACCTGATGGTTCAGAACTCGTACTTCTACCGGAATTTTTTCCGCGACAGCAAGCCCAAGGATATGACGGGAACGCACGCCACGTTCAACGCCATCATCCAGGGCGACGCAGGCGACGGGAACCGTGACGCGACGAAGAACGGATTCGGGCTGTACGACGGCGCGTACGACACCATTCCCGCCGTGCCCACGGAGTATATGACTCAGGGCAAGGTGGACTGGTCGGCCTATATCGGCCACGTCGCCATCAGCGAAAAGGAGCTGATCGAAAACAGCTCCAGGGAAGCGTACATTGAGCTGCACAAGGCCAAGTACGAGGGAGCTATGACACGCATGGCCAACATTCTCGAACTAGACTGGTGGAGCCGCGACGCGTTCAAAACCATCGGCACGGGTCGCCAGATGATCCTCGGGCCGGAATACTGGATTACGGACGACGGCTACGCCATCAACGATCCGGCGGGGATCAACGGCATCGAGGTCGGCGGGATCAATCCGACCCACGAGAATTACCGTGACCCGATCACGGGACGCAACCGCTGGCGAAATCAGGCACGGAGATGCGCGGTTCCGAATGATCTCATCCGGGCCATGACGCGTCTTGTCCTGTCCTGCAAATTCGTCACACCTCCTGACGTGAACATGAACACAAAGCCCGGTGGCGAGCGACACCGCATCGTGTTCAACCTCAACGGCTACCTGGTGTGGGTGGACATGATGCAGATGCTGAACGAGCCGTTCAGCGTCAACGAGCCCCGGTTCCGAAACGTTAAGGTCGAGAAGGCCGATTTGATGTCCCGCCGCGAGGACGGGACCAATCAAGGCTTCTTCTTCGACCTGGACACGTGGAAGGCTCGCGTTGCAAAGGGCATGGACATGAAGTGGGACGAGATCGAGCGGCTTCCCAACCAGCCGTCCGCCAAGCGTCGAAACGTCAAGTACTGGCCCGCGTCGTGGTGTACGGACCGCCGCAACAACGGCAAGGTGTTCGGATTCGGCGACGACATCATCGAAAACTAACGAGGTGAATCATGGCAAAAGGTAGAGAATTCATGCGGCCTCGTGGCTCGATGTTTCGATTCGGTCCGAGGCCAGGTTCGGAACGCCGTCAAGTGTTCAACGCATCCGGTGTGGACATTCAGCCCGGCATGGTGGTGGATTTGGACGCGGCCAACACGAAGGACGGCAAGGTGTTCGTGAAACCGTCCGCGGCGGCATCTCTGATTGTATTCGGCGTGGCAGATACGGTCATTCCCGGCAACGATAACGGGCATGGGTATGCCTGCGTGTACGGCGAAACGCTCGTGGCCACCAGCGGAGCAATTTCCGTTGGCGGTTCACTGGCTGGAAGCGCCGGAGGCGTTGCGTCCATTCCAACGGCCGGACTTGGCGTTCGGTATCTCGGAACCGCATTGGCGGCGAACGCGTCGTCGAGTGTCATCGGAACCCCTGAGACGTACACGCGAGTGTTCGTCGGGATCCCCAGGTAACAGAAAGGAAACAACAAAACATGGCTCAACCTGGAATTGCCAATCATCCCAGCGGCCGCGCGTGGCTGGCCGCGAAGATCGACACAGAATTGTTCAGCGTCTGGCGCGAGGACTTCCACACGGCGGACCTCGCCAAGACGCAGTTTTCGGCCAGTGCGTTTTCTGGCACTGGTACAGCGTCCATCGTCAACACGCTGCCTGGCGGCGTTGTTGCGGTGAAGGCAGGCGGTACTGGCATCTCGTTCAGGTCGGCGTACGCTTCGCCCGCTGTCGGCGACCTGCGAGCCAATCGAAAACGCGCGAGCTTCCGGGCCCGAGTGAAGTTCGATGAGACGGTTCAGATGACGCAAAACATCGCGGTCGGCGTGAGCAACAAGGTTCAGGCCGGCCCGATTGTCGGCGCGTCGGGGATTTTGGCAAGCGGCACCTTCATCGCGCTCTGCAAGGTGGCCGGCCAGTCCGTCTGGTATGCCGTATGTTCGAACGGTTCGGCCCAGCGGGTGGAAGCGACGCAGTTTCAGCCGAAACCCGGCGTGTGGTACTGGCTGGAGATCGGGTTCCGCGAGGACGGGACGATTGATTTTTACATCGACAACGCCCTCGTGTTCTCCGAGACGGTGATGCAGTTCATCCCGTCCGCCACGGTGTACGCGACGATCGACCAGAACCTCGCCGGCACCAACAACGATGCCCTGTACGTTGACCGGGTGGAAATCACGGAAGAACTGTAACACCATCGCGCCCGGCTAAGAAAAGTTCGTGCAGCATCTTTTCTTAGCCGGGCGTGATAAGAAAGCAATCTTTCTTATGCCGATTGGTTATCCAATGACGCTGCGGGAACTGGCGTGCGAGGTGCTGGAGTATGCCGGAAAGTCCACTGCGCCGGCGGCGCTGCTGCCTGGTGGCGAAAGCTACGAGCTGTACGTCAAGGCCAAGCGGTGGTGTAACTACGCGGCGCAGGAGATGGCTGACTTCGGGCCGTGGCCGTGGATGGTTCGCAGTTTTGTCGATGTTGATTTGACGTCAGGTGAATTTCAGTTCGACCTACCCGAGGACGTTCATCGGCTGGCCGGCGGACCGTCGTACGAAAATGGTGCCTTCGTTCTGTTCGAGCCCGCAACCATTGAACGAATCAAGGAGCTGCGGGCTCGAACGACGACGCCAGGTGTGTCCAGCGTTTGGGCGTTAGGGTGGAATCATGGCGACAGCCGCCGACAGTTGATCGTCTGGCCGCCTCCATCGTCGAATAACACCGTCTCTGTTCCGTACGTGAAGCTGCTACCGACACTGGAGGATGATGAGGCCGTATTCCCGATCCCGCCTAACCTCCATGAGATCATCGGAGTCGGCGCCATTGCGTTGTGGGAAGAACGCGAGCAAAAGAACTGGGCGTCCGGCGCCAGGCAGCGGTTCAATACGAAGGTGGCTGAGGCATTTTCGCAATCCAAAGACCTTGGCAGCGGCGGCATCATGCCGATGCGTGCTCATTCTCACTTTATTTAGGAATTTTTGAGGAACAGCGATGTCGTTTACGCTGGTCGAATGCGAGCAGAAAGAGCTGCGCAAGAGTGGCACGACCACTGGCGGCGACGTCTGGTATCTGCGGACCTATGACATCCCGGTTGAGAAGGTCGAGGAACTTATCGGTCTCGACGGCAGCGTAGTGCGTGGCAAAGTGTTGCCAGGCGAAAAGGCAGGCGACGCAGATGAACAGGAAAACGAGGTGGTCGGACCGTTCGTGAAAGATGTCCGATGGGGTCCGCAGCGTAAGGGGGATGGAAACTACAAGGGCACGGTTCAACGCATTGTTCTGGAGGGCCGAAAACTGCGGCGCTCCATCCGAAAGAGGTGACGCATGGCCAACGGCGATTACGTTGAGACGATCCGGCAGATTCAAGTCAATACGGGCGACGTGCTATACCACACGAAGGGCGTCGCCGCCACGCGCACTTCACCTGGGGTTCCGTACCTCGGAAAGGCACTTGCCGCACAAGGGGCAAACCAGGCCGCCCCGGAATTCACCATTACGGATATCGTTCCGGTATGTGCTGCTGTGAGCCTTGATGAGCAGGAGAACCCTGGCCGCATCACGATCAACGCCATGTGGAAACAGCCGATTGCCCGCAGCAAAACATTCACAGGGCTTGCATGACACTCGAGGCGATAAAACCGTACGAATGGTCACTTTCCCGTAGCGATAGCGAGGCGAAGGACGGGTTTGCCTATCGGCAAATCTACCGTCTTCCTTTCGATCAAATCGAAACGCTCATGCAGGGAATCACGCGCGGGCTTCCATACAACGGAAGCACGGACGCACTTTCCCCCACACTGGCGCGGTGGGATTTGGAACGCGACTGGCACGAAAATCCAGGTTACTCCAGCCTGACAATCTTCTACAAGACGCCGACGTGGGAAGATTGGCTGGAGAACAACTATTCCAAGGGCGTCTTGATGGTCAAGGGGTCTACGTCAAGCGTACGCGTTCGAATGGTCAGTGGGAACGTGATCGATGGGCAGGAACCACTGGACATAACAGGTCGTTCGCAATGGATAATCACCGCTGGCGACAACGTAGTATACAAACCTCGTGCCATGTTTCGGTTGTATGCCGTCGTTCATTCATCTTTCCTGTACCGAGATGTATTCATGGGGCATCTCGGCAAAGCAAACAGCAACTACATGTATGGGTTTGGGTCGGCGAACGCTCCTGGCGCGTTATTGTTTTGGGGGCTTGATTTTCAACCAAGGGCGTATCCGTCTCCACGCGACGGAAAGCCGCTATACACAGCCCAGTATGATTTCCTGTACGACGAGGATGGTTGGACGCAGCCGTGCGTATCAAGACTGTTCCGCATGAAGGGGTTCCGAAGCGACGTGATCGACGATAACGGCGATGTTGTTGACGGAGCGGCATTGCACCAGGTGCTTGTTCCAAGCGATGTGACTCAGCAAAACACGTTGGTTCAGCGGTACAACTTCAATGGCCTTGACTGGCTTCTTCAAAACAGTTGGACATCACTGGTTCCAGACAACCCATGAGCGAACCACAAGACAACATTCAGAATCCTCCTGATGACGCGCTTCCTCAGTGGGGTGAAGGTACGATTGAGCAGGCCGTTACACCGGATGACGCAAACGACCGATTGCATGTACCGCCGCCTGATGCAGTGGAGATTTCTGGTAATTCAGAATCTTCAAGTACGCCAATCACAAGTGATTCGTTTCCTGTAACGTCGAACGATGCATCGTTGCGTAAAGAACTTGATCGTCTTTCTGGTCGCCTGACTGTAGCCGAATCAAAATTGCGTTCACTCGAATCGCGTCCTGTCAGCGCGAACACGTATGATCCATCGGGAAACGTAAATGACCGATTCAATCGTGACTCAGATCAGTCGCTGAAAATGTGGAACGTATTGTCTGGCGACATGGACGTGATCAATACGCCAACAGGAACGGCGATGTCGTCGAATACGCCAACAAATGCCGGTACTCTGTTGCCTTCGATAAACGAAGGTAGACATGAAAACCCAAAGGTTCTTGGTGGAATTGACGACATAGCCGACGAGGAAGAATGGGATGTTGATGATCAGGAGGAAGGATTTGATGGCGTTGCATACAGTCCATATCGTCTATACTGGTCTGGAACTTCAGGCGACCCAGTGTACCAGTTTATCAGAACGGCGACGCATGATTCGCTAGGCTGCCTTGTTTACGTATCAGCCGAGATGCGTACCGTTGCCTTTGGCACTGGTGACTGTGAGGCCTAATCATGACAGACACGATCAGATCAAAAAATGGCGTTATACTTGCCAGGACGGTAGGATCCGTGTTGGCGACGTCATGCGGAGGTGAAACGTATGACGCATGGATTGATATTTACAGGGAGTCGCGGAATTGCCGTTACGGCCCTCCACTTGTTATGGGGAGTATGTATCAACGCTTGTATGCCACATGGCTGTACAGCCAGCCATTGACGCCATGCTCCGGTTACAACGTGGATATGTCCGCCATGATGCTCCTTTTAGACATGAGCATAAGAAACAGAAGTAGCGGCGTTGAACAACCGCGAACGTTTACGTATGACGTCAAACTGAAAACGAAAACCGACTGTGTGCTTGGAATAATGTATCCTTATGCAAATAGTGGTTTGCCTAGCGTTCTATTTGGCCTTGATGACTCGATAACCATATGGGTCAACGGAAACGAGGTGTACAGGAGGTGGGCGTACCAAAATCCTGATGTGGAAGTCAAAACATGTAATATTTCGCATTCGTTTGTCGACCCAAATCCTGGAACTTACTCCGCACCTACGTTGATGATGAATCTGTCTGCCAATACGCCGGTACGATTCCAGATTATGCTGTGCGACGATGCGTATCAGTACGCAAACGGAGGGCCCATATTGTGCCTGTGGAAGCCGTTAGGAATGGATCCGTCGAATTGGCCGTCCGTCTATAACCCGAACAATTTTGTCCTGTTTGCCAATAATACGCCGTCGCAGGGAATTTCTTCGATGTCATCGCCGTTAGTTATTTCAAGCGATGCGGATGAAGTCTGCGACACATGCCCGGTCAGTGGGTCCTGTCCTAACCGCCACTGCTGCGGTAATCAGCCTGTCCAAGGAGGATGCCAGCTTGGGAAGTGGTAGGCGAGCGGCACACCCGCATCGTTTTTCGTAATTGCATGCTACGGGAAGTCATTCACAATGATGAAGCAAGGAGAACAAAATGTCCATTAGAGATATCGCAAGACATTCAATGCATGACATGCCGTTCGAGGCGCCGTTTTATTTTGATTCGATCTTGAATCCACCGGTCGTTCCTCCGATCAACTCGAATTTTGCATACGAGCTTCAATACGGCAGGCCGTCGATATATTCGCCAGCGTACACGCCTCCGATTCCGCCAGCGCCTCCAAGCGTAAATATGCCGCATGCGCTGCCGCCGAAAATGTCCACGCAGGCTCCGGCGATTGCCCAGCAGACCGCATTGCCTCCGGCAACGAGTAATGCGCAGCGAAGCCTGATTAATGAGGCTCTCGGACCCATGATGCAGCCCGTCATGTCGCGGATGATGTCTCCGAATCCCGGACGGATGACTCGTGGACAGCACGAACAAGCCATCCGAAGGAACGCGATGTTCGACGACAACCGTGCAATCAATGCGATGGGCGGCGAAGCGACTCGCCGTGCGCAGATGTACGAAGCGAGAGCCAATGCGACAACCGCCATGACTAACGCACGCGCTGCCACACAGGCCGCACAGAATCAATACAACGCGGCCCGCGCCGGACAGGAACAGTCTGCGACCACTACGCTGAGCGATGGAACCGTCGTGAACGATCAAGGTACGTTCGGAAGCCCGAATCGAACGTACACAGCCACGCTCCCCGGCGGCCAGAAGGAAACCATCAGCCCGGCAGACTACCGCGGTTTGTTGCAGATGGAAGGCAATCACACCCAACGCGGCGCGCAGATTGCCGCCGCAGATCAGGCGGCGGCACAGCAGGCGCGGCGTGCCCAGATGGACCGAAACATTTCCATACAAAATAATCCGGCAGCCAGGCAGTACGCTACCGACGCGGGGACGATCTCTCGTCAATCGGACAACCAGCGGCTTGCGGATCAGCAACTTCAACTTCTTGAACAGGCGCGTCGCCGGCAGCAGCTTGCGGCAGCCGGGAGGTAATCATGGGCAGAGGCAGAGATTTGATGCGGCAGATGCTGGCTGACGAACACGAACAATCCGCCATGCGGAACTATACGAGCCTTTCCAGAGCGAACGCTCCAGGTAGAGACGCGCTCATTCAACAGATGGTGGTCGGTGGCATCGGCAATGCGATGCAGCAGTCGGCACAGGATTTTCAGGGCCGACAGGCTGGACTTGACCGGGAGTTTCATGGTCAGCAGGCTAACATCGATCGTGAACACCAGATTGGCATGTTCGATCGAAAACAGCAGGCTCAGCGTGAGATGCTTCCGTTGGAACTGATGCGGATTCCCGATATGTCGCCACAGGGGCGAAACGTCATAATGAATCAACTCATGTCGCAAACACCTCCTGGGCAGCAGCCGCGAAGCCAAGCTCATCAAATGGCTATGGACGCGCATATCAGCCAACAGACTGGCGGCTTGCCTACTGCTGGCGGCGAACCGCCGGTTAGTAGCGGGCAACAGAATGGAAAATCGTTCAGTTGGTTCAACGCGCCGAAGAATCCTGCTGTTGAAGCGTTGTCCGCTGATGAGCTTTCATTGGCGGCTAACGCGAGAACTCCTCAGGAACGAAACTATCACTTGCAACGACATGTTATGTTCAGTAGTGGCGGCGATCTTGGCGACATTATGCGACGCCTTGACACGATGCATGTTCCTGATGTCGTGGCGGCAAAGCATGCGATGCAGGAGGGCGATGAAGGTCGATTGGTTGGAACGAGGATCGACGGAGGAAGACAGTCGGACATTGACGGCATCGTGCGAGGAAAGATCGCGTCTCGGAGAGGCGATGTTTTCGCGACAAACAAGAACACGTACGCATCAGATATCGTCAATACTCCAGAATTCGCACAATGGGCAAAAAGTGCCGTCGAGCGGGCCGCGTCTAATGGAGTTTCTCCCGAATTGATTCCTGAGGTTGTATCCGATCTTGTCTGGAATTCCGTGGTTAACAGCGGAATTGACGGAACCACGATTAACAGCGTTTACAATTTCCCAGGCATTGATGAATTATTGAATATGCGAGGAAAAAACAACCCGGTGGTTCACGACCTGGCAGGGATTGTTAAGCAGAACGCTCGCGATCGTATTGCCGCGTTTGCTGCGGAATTGGATACGAATCGGTTCAGGGACGTTGGAGAGGCGATGAGGGGGGGGCGTGAACGGGCGAATACGCTCCGTACTCCTTAGGATATGGATATTTTTCAGGCTCGAATATGTGATCAAATGTTCGGCCAACTAAATTTGATTTCTGCTTTGTTTCTTCCCAACGCTTGTTGTACTTGCCGTCGAGATGCTGCTGATTGAAGTACACGCCGGCCACCGCAGCGATGAGCAGGACCGTCAGAACGAGATTGGCGACGAGAAGTTTTTTCATAATCCACCTGTAGGGATATTATAACGATGAGCCAGCTTCAGGCAATCCAGAATTTGCCATCGCTCCCCAGCCTGCCGCCGCTGCTGCCGACGACGGTTTCGCGGTTGGCACGGCAAGCGTCCCTGACGCCGCCCGAGGAACAGCCGGAAACCCACCTCCAGCGGCTGGCCCGAGAAGTGAACGAATCCTTCGCGAGTCGTCAGGCCAACCGGCGTCCTTCGGCCTTGAGTTCCCTCGTACAGCCGGCGCAGGCGTCCACGATCACGTCGCCCGTATTCTCGCAGGCAGATCGTCGCCAGTCGCCGCGGCTGGACCCCGCCAACCCGGAAACCTACGAGACGCTTAGGCCAAAGATCGATGAAGTCGTAAAAACATCCGGAGGCACGTGGGAAAAGACGCTCGACGGACTGGGCCGCGTGTTGGACACGGTAGACATCCCCCGCATGGCGGTAAACAAGATTCTGAACCTGGTCATCGGGGCAAAATCGTCCAGCCCTGACCCGTCCATCCTCGGCGGCGACCGCGTCTACGGCGCGGACATCATGAAACGCTTCGGCGTCGAAAACGGCGTCGGCCAGGCGGTCGGAGGGTTTATCTGGGACGTTCTGACTGACCCATTGACGTATCTCACCGGGATCGGAGGCATCATTCGCCAGGCGGCGAAGGTGTCCATCGGCGGGACAACCAAAACTTTGCTGAAGTCTACGGCAACCGAAGTAAACAAATCCATCGCGGATCGAGGAGCGCAGGCGGGGCTGCGACAGCTTTCTGTGAAAGCAAAACAGCCACTCGGAAATCTTGAATCGGTAGTTAACGCGGCCAAAGGAACATCGCACGAAAAACAGATGGAGAGCTTTGTTGCCCAATTCAGAAAAACGTCACCGTCCGAATCTGGCCCGGAGCTGCTTTTGCGCGTTAACAGCGCGGAGGAAGGCATCGAAGCCGTTCTTGGCGCCATTGCCAAGGAAACGCCCGATCGTCTGGCGCCGGTGTTCGAGGAGTTGGTTCGTCGTGGCGGTATGGAACGAAAGGGGCTTCGGCTGTCCACCAGTCCTCTGCGTGATTTTCCTGGGCTTGGACGTGTAACGAAGAAGATTCTTCCGGCGGTGGAAACGGGCGACCTGCTGGCGCCTGGCGTTATCGGCGCGTCGCCACGCGTGGTCGGTGGCGCTCTCGGTGCGATGGCGGGTAATGAGGCCGGCGACCTGTACGAGGAAGGCACATCCGGCGCGATCGTCGGAGGTATTCTTGGGGCGGCGGCAGGTCCGCGCGCAGGCTCCATGCTTCGCGGCAGCGAGACATTCGCGAAAATCCGAGGAGACCTTGCCCAGAAGTTCGGGTTCGTCAAAGGGGGACAACTCGACGATTACGGTCGGTACATGAGCCGCCTGGTAAGCGATGCCCGCCGACAGGACATCGAAAATCTTCCACGATGGATTGCCGGAAAGCGGTCCGATTTTCGTTCGGCGTTTGAGAACGCAACGGGCATGCAACTGACGGACGATCAAGTCTACCGCATTTTCACCGCCGCACGTGAGACGGAGATTCAGAATGCCGACGCCATGCTGGACATGATGGCGAAGGTTTTGTCCGGGGCCGATGCGGAGACTAGTCCGCTGTTCACGGCGGAGATGAAGGGCACGCTGTCGTCGAAAATAACTCGGAGAGGAAAGTCCGATTGGTTTGCGCCGGAAATGGCCAGCGGCGACGTGAATTACATGGTCATTCCCGACGCCGATCCGTCGCGCCGGGCTGCCGGGCTTGGCTACGAAGCCGTCAAGGCGGTCCGTGATGAAAATGGAAAGATCGTACGGTATGCCCGAGATGGGTCCGGAGGAAGCCTGGAGTCGGTTGAGCAGTTTGTAAAGAATCACGACGGCACGTTCGTCCACATGGAGTACGACGACGCGGGTCGGCTGGTAAGCCCGAAGGCGAAAGAGTTTTTTGCCAATGCGAACACGCCGCCGTCGACAGAAATTTCACAAAATGCTGGTTCCATTTCACCGAATCCGGCTTCCGTTGCGGAAAACGCCGGTCAAATTTCACAAAACCAGGCTTCTATTTCACCGAAGAGCCCGGACACGTCGCTGCCTCCGCGCCAGCCGACGCCCGCCCAGGATGCGCTTGCGGCGTATGTGCGGGAGAACTATTACACACTTGACACCCGGCAGGCGTTCAAAAGCAAATCCAGCATGAAGAAGACGGAAAAGGTCCGAGGAACGCATAGGAACCACGAACGGAAGCAGGCCATGGCGGCTGATGCGGAATATCAGCGGCTGGTGAAAGCTGCTCGCGCGGAGAAATCGGCCAACTCGCGGAAGGAGGCCGAATGGTTCCGTAACGCAGCACGCGATGAAGCGCAGGCGGCTATTAAGGCTGGCCGGATGACACCGGAGGTCGCTTCGCTGGTTCCGGTACATAATCTGGACCCTGTGACACGCGAAGCTATTCAGGGCATGGCTGATAGGTTATTACGGTTTACCGATTCACCCGACACAAGGCGGGCGTTGGAGAAAATCATCCGCGACGGCGGAAAAGATATTGGCGCGACGGTCGAGGAACAAAAACGCCGACTCATCAAAATTCTCAACGATGGCCAGGAATGGCACAATCAACCCGGCGGACAGATTTTCCCTGATGAGGTTGCCGGTCCACTATTGCGCGGCGAAAAATCGGCGGCGGTCGGTGCGCTGGAACGCGAACTGGATTCGATTGTAACGGCGATCGAACGGGCGTCGGATGCGGACATGCCCCATTTGTTGCAGGTCCATAACGACACGCTTCGAAAAATCAATGCGATCAAACTATCAGAGCATCCGACACAAACCGCCGTGCTGAACGTTCCACTGCCAGACTCAAAGGTCACTCGCGAGATCGCCGTCACGCCACAGATGCGGGACAGCCTTTTGCCCATGCCACCGGATTCCATGCAGTGGCAACAGATCGACCGGACGCGTCTCATGCCGGAAATGGCCGACATCCTCGACGAGGTTCGCGATATGTTCACCAGGCGACTTGAGGCAGTAAAGTCTGTCGGCGTACCTGTGAAATTGTTGGACGAAACCATGATCGGGTACGTTCACCACGAGTTACTAAAGAGCGAGACGATGCTCGATGCTCTTCGCCGACTGATCTCGTCTCCTGCCGGTAAGAAACAAGGCTTCCAGTTGAAGCGGAACATTGACAGGACGGTCGAAGAGATCAACGCCGTACGGAGGGCGCAGGGATCGCCGGAATTGTTCACCAGCGATTCGGTGTGGTATGACACGGCATTGGCGCTTGGGCAAGATAGGGCGATGGGAAATGCCATGTTTCTGCATGGGGCGGCCCGCCGATTTGGAAAAATTGTTAAGGATGGCGAACCTGTCCCAGAGGGGTTTGTTCGGCTCGACAGAGGCCTTGAGTCAAATTTCTTCAAATCGCTCAACCAGTTCGCTTTTGAACCTCAGGTGGCTGAATACTTCAAGGCCGTCGATCGCACCTGGAAAAAGACAGGCCCACTGCTGGAAGCGTATGACAAGATGCTCTCTACGATGAAGGGGTGGATGTTGATGGCCCCGGCCTATCACGGTCGAAATCTGTTCTCCAACATGTTCCAGTCTATGTCCGGCAACGGGTTCAGCCTCGGCGGCTGGTCGCACGGCGGAAAGGCCATGCTGGCATGGAGAAAAAGAACGGCAAAATTCACCCCGCCAGAGTTGGCCAAACGAATCGAAGGCACTGTCAATTCCGCCACGGGAAAACCGTACACGTACGGCGAACTGATGGACGCAGCGGAGCGTCATGGATTGACAGACAGGACGTTCTTCGGAGAAGGTCTCGACCCGGCAATCTCCGATATTCTTGCGGGACGAAGAACGCCGGGATGGAAGAACATACTGAAGGACCCGATTAAGGTTCCTCCACAGTTGAACATGGCGTTTGGCGCGATGGTCGAAGACACCAGCAAGCTCGGACACGTTATCACGCGGATGAGAGCGGGCGATAATTTTGAGCAGGCCGTCGCGTCGGCCCGGAAATACCTGTTCGACTACATGGACTTGACTCCGTGGGAAAAGTCCACGATGAAGCGGCTGTTCCCGTTCTATACCTGGGCCCGGAAGAACTCCGCCTTGCAATTGGAGCTTCTGTTCGAGAGGCCCGAGATCACGGCGATAATGCCAAAACTCAAGGGGAACATTGAAGGGTCGATCGAGGACGGCGACATCTTCCCGCATCACTTACGACCATCGTACGTCCGCAAGGAGCACGGCATTCAGCTCTCCGGCGGCGAGCGTCCTTCGTTCATGAACCTGCCGAACATCCTTCCGTTCAGCGAGCTGAAATACCTGACGCCCGGCGGCGTGATTCGCGGGGCGATGGATTCGCTGAACCCAATGATCAAAGCGCCCATCGAGATCGCCACGAACAAGGATACGTTCTTCGATAAGCCGCTCCGTAGGTTCGAAGGTGAGCGAGCTAAATGGCTTGGCGTCAATGTCCCTCCAGAGGTGCGACATCTTCTGGGCCCTGTACGTCCGCTTTCAGAAATCAACCGAATCACCTATGGAATCCAGCAAGGCGAAGGTCCTGTCACAATTGCCGGCCGTGTGACTGGACTGCGAACATTCGAGGCCAACATGGACCGCGAAGCTGCTCGGTATGAACGGCGCGTGGCCGAGGAAAAAGGGGCGATGCGGGCACGGGCAAAGATCGCCCTGGCCAATGGAGATGCGGGTGAGGCGCTGCGAATTTCGAGTTTGATTGAGCAGCGTGGATTTAGCGAAGATGCGGTGAAGATTCGGATCATGGTTGCCCAAGAAACCGGCGACATGGACGTAGCGGCTGAGTTGGCAATGGAACTGGCTGACATGGTTCGACGAAAAAAGGATGAAACGGCTGCCCGTAAGCAGATGGAACAACTGGCGTCGGTGATGTAAAGGAGAACGTATGAACAAAATTAGCTGGCACTTGGAAGTAGTGCAGTTGCTTTCTAAGATCGCCGCTTCCGGAAACGTGAGCGAAGACGATCTCGCAAAACTACAGAAAATAGGCACGTTGCCATATATCTCGTTGATTCAGTGGCACGGCCTGGTTTTATGGCTTCTGTCGATCATTTCATCTGGCGGCGGCGGAGGTGGCGGCGTTACGCCGCAACAGGTGTTGCAGATTATCCAGTCGATTACCGGAGAACCGGGAGGCGTGGCGGGGCCGTTGGATAGTGCGGGCAATTTGCCGGCGACGATGATTCAGTTGGAGGGGGCGGCGTCGCAGTTGGCCAGTGTGGTGCCGGAGTCGTCGCAATTTGCCCGTGCGTCCGATACCGGCAAGCTCGTCATTGGAGACGGCGTGACTCCGTTTGCGATGTTGCCGTCGCTGCTGTCGTCGGCACAGCTCGTGGATGTGCAGCAGTTTCCCACGGGGGCCATACCGGGGTCGGTGACGTTGACGGCGTTGGATACGACC